CTCGTAATTAGCGTCTCGAACTTTTCGTCATATTGAGTAGAACTAACACCCTCAAGTAACTTATAGTCATCTAAAGTAATTAAGTCAGCCATTTTAATCCAAAAAGAGTATGGGAGCCCGAAGGCTCCCAACCCCAATCGCTTCTATTAGTAAGCGTAAGAAACAACTTGACCAGCAGTAGCAAACATACGGTCAAAGCCACGACGCTGCGTAGCAACAAGTACACGATGCTGGTTTTCAACATCATAGTCTTGCTCAACGGTCGTGCCACGAAGTACGGGTACAATAAAGTTGCGAGTATTAACCGCAATACCCCATACGTCGCCATTATTTTGAGTTGAAGGAAACTCGTCACATACGATAACGGGTGAGCCGAATACCTGGCCGATTTCACCAGTGATTCGAGTAGCACGCTCTGAACCGATTTCGTTAACGCTTTGGAAATCGGGATCATCAAGCAACTGATAATAAGCTGCGAGAGATACTACATATACTACGTCGCCAGGACGACGGCCGTATTTGCCCATTGCTTGACGCATGTCGAGAAGACGATCAGCTACAACGAGAGCAGGTGAGGCAGGTGAACCGAGGTCCAATGCCTTGCTGTCATCAGCTGCAATCTTTACGAGACCATCATATGAACCTGCGAGCAAGTTACCACCAGCAGCAGTAGACTGACCCATCAAAATTGAATGCTCAATAGCTCGTGCGTGTGAACGAACCATTGCTTCACGGATCAAAGGCAATACTGGGATAATTGCATCTTCTTCAGTTTCGTTAGCGATGTAAGACTTAGAAACGAGCTTCTTAGTAGTAAGAACTTTGTCGCCCATCGTAATACCAGCATAGGGAGATCCAGGAGTCTGACCACGAGCTTCCAAGTTACCATCATAGAGATTCTGTGCACCGGTGCCTGCACCACTGATGAATTCAGCGTAGCCAGCATCAGGCATAGTAGGAATAACCATAGAGGCTGCATTCATTGAGATCTTACGGAAAAGAGGCTCAAGAACAAGTTCCAACTCAATATCACGCTCGATAGAGGTTGAAACAACAGTCTCAAAGTTTTCTGAAGCAGATCCAGGAACGGTTACGCCCCCATCAGCATTTTGCTTCTGGAAAAGGTTACGACCTAACTTGGTATCCCAACCCTTACGAGTTACTACACCGAGAAGATGTGCTTCTACAATGTCTTCTTCATTTTGCTCTGCAAAATTCTTCATTTCTGCGCGATCAGCAAAGACACGCTTTGACTCACGCATTTTCTGAATTTCTTCAGACTTTTCTTTCAGCTCACCTTGCAGTTCGCCAATAATTTTTTCAAAATCAGCGTCTTTTTCAGCCATTTTAGCTTCAACGTCAGCCATTAATTTCTCTGCACCGCTCGTTACGGCGGTAGCAATACGCTGTTCTTCAGCAGCTTTCTGAGCTTCAGCTTCGGCAGCAGCTTTTTGTTCTGCTTCCATCTTAGCTTGCTCTTCTGCCTTGCGCTCAGCGTCTTTCATTGCCATTGCAGCCGCAGTCTTCTCGACAGCAGCGGCTACGATAGCGTCGATATCAATATCGCTCATAGTTTTCTCCTGTGCTTCGACTTGTGATAAGTCTTTTGGCATTGATTCGTCGGAATGTTTTTCAAACTCAACAGTTACTTTATCTTCGGTCTCCCGAACATTCAGTACATGTTTCTCTTCGGAATCGTTTAATTTGAAAGATTTCTTGAACTCTTCATACTCATTCTCTGAGTCGAAAGATTTCGCAAGAGAAAAGGTTGCAGCCTGGTTAGCAGGAACCGTGACTACCGAAACCTCCAGTAATTCTGCATCCTTGATCTTGTATCCATCGGTTTCCGTCATATACTCCGCGTCCTTGACTCGGAAACCAACAGAAAAAGCTCCAAGAACGCCTTCTTTAATTAATTCACCTACGTGACCAGCAGATTTAGCAATCTTTGCTTTTAACTGCAGACCATTATCATTCGTACCAAGCTGAACTGCCCGGCCAATCGGCTGATTGTAGTCATGATTAAAAAGAATTACAGGATTATTGAGAAAGTTGTCAAGCCCACCTTTCGTCCAGGCTTCAGTCTCAATAATGTCTCCAACTCGGTCAGTACCGTTGGTACTGGCCATTCCAGCAATATGAAGGTCGTCGCCTTCATCAAATGCTTTAAAAGTGGAGCCAATATGAAAAATTTTATTCACTTGATTCTCCTCTTGCCGCTCGTAGTCTTTCTAGTGGACTAAGTTCTGACTCTGCAGTCAGATCAGGTTCAGCAGCCTTTGGCTCTTTTTTGGGAGTGACTTTTACAGGTTCTTCTACTTTAGCAGAACCAATAGCAGCCCACTCTACTGGGAAATTTTTCTGAGCCATTTTTAAGATTGTATTATAAGTTTTCCCACCAAAATATCTTTTTAAAGTCTTTGGATTAACAGGAAGAATATCTGGATTTTCTCTCCAGTACTCTGATCTTTTATACACTCTTCCTTGTTCACTAAAAAAGTTTACCATATCAAGTAAAACTTCTGTCTTATATTTTGCCATATTTATTCCTCTACGTCTTCTTCTGTAGGTCTACCGCCCTCATTTGGATTAGCGGCTGATCCTGCAATATTGGCAGGAACTCTCAATTCTCCAGCACCAAACATTTCGTCATAGTTAAGAGCTTCTCTTGCCTCGTTTGGTGTAATAATACCGGTGTTTACAAGAGTAGCATAGTAAGCAGCCGCATCTCTTAGTTCAGGCTGAAGTGCTGGAATATTACTTACATCTGCAATTAAAGAGTACCCAAAATATCGTTCCAGAGCTTTTCCAATCTTTTCTATAATTGGAAGAATAGTTTCTAAGTAATAAAGCCTGTGGTTTGGTCGAATATTAGCGTTATTTCCAGAATCTAATAAAATGGGTGGAACGCCGAGTACTTTTAATATTTCTTTTTCTGAGGTCTCGATAGAAGATTCAAAATCAAGCTCTCTAAAGTTTACATTTGTAATCTTATCGAGTTCCATTCCTCCGTCTAAAACTAAAGGTCTTCTACCGCCTCCATCAGGTCGATATCGAGTCATCCACGACTGAATCATTCTCTCTTTATTCTTTTCGCTAATTACTGAAGGAGATTTAATAACTAGTCCAGGCACTGCTCCATTCTTAAAGAAATTATCTTGAAACTCTCTCATTCGAGTAAGCTGAGACATAATACGACGAGCGGCACGAAGCCTGCTAGTGCCTCTATAAATGCTGTGAAAGGAGTTTTCTTTTACATGGATAATTTCTTGAGGAGAGTAGTCTATACTCTTCTGAAACGTATACTTTGTTACATACGTTGTCTTATCGGGTTCGATATCGGTGTAATTGGCGGGAAGATGATAAAGCGAAGATCCATCAAAATAAAGAAAGATATTTCCATCTAGGATATAATCTATGATGAGGTTTCGCTTGAAAGTAGATATATCCTGAAAAGGGTTAGGCTCTGAGTTAAGTAATAAGTCAACACGAGACCTTCTAACGCCTTTTGCAACTGAGTTAGTGCCGGTAATTGGCTCTCCTACTCTAAATGGAATCTCCGCAGTATCATCAACAATCATATTTACCGCACGATTTACTACTTCTAAATACTCATAGTATGCGGTATAGTTAGTCGGTAATTCTCGGGAACCAATCGGCCCCGCTCCTTCGAGACTAACTACAATCTCTTCTTGGGCTGGGTTGAGCTTTTCTTTCTGCCAGAAATTATACCATGCCATGTTTTTCTCGTTGAATCTCTACCCAGCGCATTTGCTTCTTTGCTGTATGCAGCCCCGGATTGCGCCCGTAAATACTATGCAGCTTTAAATGATGTTCGTGGCAAAGAGTTACAGTATCGAAATAAAGTTCTTGCCAATTATCCTCGATAAACTCGTCTCTCCAGATTGTAATGTATTCATCTGTGTAATGTTCTGGACGAAGTTTCTTTTTCTCTTCTATCCACTTATGATACAATGGAGCCAGTGTATAGAAATGATGAAAGTCGAGTTTTACCCTTGCACCGCAAATTTCACAAGCATCGCCTTTTTCATACTTCGCTTTGGCTTTGTCTCTGATGTACTTGATCGGGTCGCGTTTTAGCTCTGCCATTTTTATAAATTATACTGAGAGGTTAGTTGAAAGTCAAGGATTATTTTTTTCTTGGATTTAAAATGTCGGAGCACTCTCTTCAAAACTATAGAGAGCGTATCGTAGTGCGTCAGCCATATGAGAGGAAGAATCATGCACAGGTTTCTCTTTAATTAAGTTCGGATTCGGATCCCAGCGATATTGATCAAGAGACCGAAGAACTTCTACGCACGAAGAATCAACGATAAGCCGATCATTGTCAATAAGGGAAGCCACGTGGCCAATCCCATCAACAACAGATTTTTTGGCGTTAATGGTTGAAATGTCATATTGTTGAGCAAAGTCGAACCGAGTTTGTGCTGCTGCCGCATCAATGAAGCAGTAGTCAACTTCTCGTCGATCGATGATTTCCGCAAGGTATCCTGCATGTTCCTCCGTTGTGCGCTCCGCGGCATAATACTCTTCCATGAGATAGTATTTATGTCCATCGTAAGCAATTACGCACAGTGCTGTGGGGTCTTTAAATCCTACGTCGAGCCCCGATATTATATCCATCCCCCTAAAATCCATTTCGGACAGGTCTTGTACACAGTCTTCATAGTTGAAGTTCCAAATCTGTCCTTCGAATACGTTAAAGTCTGCTTCGTATTCTTGTGCAAACTCGGCTTGGGACATTGAACGCCGAGCTTCTGCAATATCTTCTTCTGATGCTCTTGGATTATCCTGCCAAGTAGCTTTTATGCTGGCCCACTCAGCAAATTCATCAGTATAGCCGCGATTATAAAAACGACTGAACCAATTGTTACGACCCCGAGGAGTGCTAATAAATAAAGCCTTACTACCCGGTTTATCGAGTGTGGGTCGGATGGCAACGTTGAAGGCAGTTTCTCCATCTGCCAAAGCCGCTTCATCGAAGAGAACAAAGTCATATGAACGTCCTACTACTGAGTCAATTTGGTTTACAGAACCGAGTCGAATTGTTGAGCCATTTGTTAGTTCAATTACACGGTCTTTTGCATTATCTCGTGCAACTTCAAGGTCGAAGTGTTTTATAAGATTGCGTTGAAGGTCAAACGATATGTTACTAAGGTTATAATTAGGGCTAACAATAAGTACATGGCATCCTGGAACGAGGGCGACGCATTGGGCAATAATATTTCCGATATACGTCTTCCCTTGACGACGACTAAGAGCAGCAACAACGAAGCGATACTTGCTAGAATTAATTGCATTGATGAGAGCCATCTGCGACGGAATGGCTTCGATTCCGAGCAGCTCAAGGTACGACTCAATCGGTACCTTTAGGAATGATCCTCCTTCGAGGATTCTGTCGTCGATGATGTCTCTTCTACTGAGTTCCATTCTTTTTCACACTCACACGGGTTACACTCACACTCTTCACAAACTACCAAACTTGTGCCTCTTAGTTTTTCGAGAGGGCTCCACTTAGAAGTATCTTCGTTTTCCGCCTTTTGAACAATTTCTTCTGCCGCTTCGATAGTTTCAGCAATAGGTTTGGAATCTTCTACTGCTTTTCTTTGGCGTGTTCTTACATGAGCTTTTGATTCTAGAAAAGCTTTTGCCTCCGCCTCTGTTCGAAATTTTGCAGAAGACCCTTCTACTTTCCACATTTTTCCTTTACGAAATATATTCATAGAACATTTCCTGCAGCAACCATTCCCGCTAAAAAGAGAATGA